TGACAACATACCGAGTGAATCAAGACACATAAACAAAGGTTGGCGTTCTGACTCGTGCTGTGAAAGATAACCATCAAGAATGTTGATAGCCTGTGTGCGAAACTCTTGAACTGTGGTGACAGGCATTAGAACCATTCTTTCTGGATCAATGCCTCTGTCAATCACCATCTGTTTTGTGATTGCACTTTCTGATTCAAAATAGATAACACCAGCATTCGGATTCTTATCAAGAAAACTCTTGACGATTCCCATCAGAAAAAAAGTCTTACCTGTGGCAGACTCACCAGCCAGTGCAGTGATTTTATTTGATGGAAGTCCACCGTGAATAGAACCACTCATAAGTGCGTTTAGAATATAACTCCCTGTATCAATAAAAATATCAGTATCAAAGTCAGTGCCGTCTGCAACAACACTGGCATACTCATTTAATTTTGTAATGTCCTTCAAAAAATTATTTGTCATTTGATTGCAATTGCTCCTAGAAATAAAAAGTTCTGCCAGAACACTTGAACACTTTTGAAACCAGCAGATTTAAGCATTGTTTCAATCTCTGACCAAGTATTTGGTTTTAACATGTTACGAAGAGTTATCTCTTTGTCCATGATATCTTGTGCGTCAAAATTCTGACGTTTAAAATCATAGTAATTAAATGTGAGCATGTCTTGAATGAACGCATCCTCTGTATATATTTTTTCAGAAAAGAGGAATGCACCACCATCGTTCAAACCATTGTATATGTTTTGGATGACTTCTTGGCGATGTCTCTTTGGCATAAACTGTAGAGTAAAGATAGACGTCACAAGAGAACAGTTGTCAAAACTGTAATGTCTCACATCATCCTTAATAAACTCAACCTGAGCCCAAGGTTCATTGTTTGTCAAGGAATCTAACCTATCATCTAGACTATCATAGAATCCTTCAGCGATTTCTATACCAACATATTTTGCATTTTTGCAGTGGTCTTGATTGTGCAACAACATTTTCTCTGTTGTTTTACCTGTAGAACAACCAATGTCAACCACATTCGTATTATCCTCAACAAAATATCTTGAGAAACTAATCACATCACCAAGAAGATTGCTGTATCCACGAATACTCCAATCGATATGCTCATCAAAACCTTCTTGTCTGTGAGCAAATGTAAAATCAGCCATTATATTTCTCCAATACCTTTTCATATACAGAATCGGCAATACTCTTCATCATCAAAGGTGGAACCATTCTACCACAACGTTCGGCACGTTGATTCCACTTACCTGTAAGAATAAAATTATCAGGTAAGCTCATTATACGCTTTAGTTCACCCAATGTCAACTTTCTTGGTTCATTCCAATGAAACGCACCAGCAGTAGTATCTGCTGAACCCATTGCAGTAATGGTTGGTGCAGGTTGATATTGTGAAACTCTCTTAAGATTAAAGTGATGACCTTTAGGATGATAATCCATTCCTGTTAAAACTTTCTTAGGATCAACTTCCATCTTACTACCTGTCTGTTTCCAGTATGCAGTGTTGGTAAACTTATCGGTAAGATACTTTACCTCTTCATCATCGTATTCCAAACCAGCCATCACATCTTTGACTGTCATTACATTTCTGCTTGGTTCTGGAAATATTTGAGAGATATTCATAAAGTTATATCCAGCCTTTGCTGCAACATCTTCACGCACACCAATAAAGATTACACGGCTTCTTGTTTGTGCAACACCATAATATCTACTGTCCAAAACTTGATGACAAACATCATAACCAATCTCTTCAAAGGTATTCAAAATCTTATTGAGATAACCTTTGGCTTCACCGATAGTCAAACCTTTTACGTTCTCTGCAACAATCACCTTTGGTTTAATATATTTAGCAACACGTAGAAACTCAAAGAACAAGTCCTCAATATTTTCTACCATCTTACCATCAGAATAATTTTTAGTTTGGCCCCAACCATCAGAGTGTTTGCCTGACACTTTTTCTATAGTAACGTTTCCAAACAAATCAACGTGTTCTTCTTCATAAACATTATGTGATAGTTTACCTGCAACAGAGAAAGCAGAACAAGGTGGAGAACCATCAAGAATATCAAGTTCTCCAACATCAAGACCAGCTGCATCTAGGAAATCCTTACCATTGAGTTCCTTGATATCGCCGGGTAGAATAACCGTGTCTGGATAGTTCTCAGCATAGGTCTTCTGTGCTTCCTCAACGAACTCATTGATGACAAGAACTTTACCACCTGCCAGACGATAGCCTGTAGAAGAGCCACCCCCACCAGCAAAGGTGGAGATGACTTTGAACTTCTCTTGTGCAGACGCATCATATACGTCTTTTAGTGTGTAGGGTTTATACAAACCCGTCTTCCTCAGTTGGATCACCACCTAATAATACACAAGGAGTTTTGTCCTGTGCAACAAAACGGAATTCTACATTATAACCATACTTGAAAATATCATCAGGATTGGTAGGGTCAGCGCCCTTATGAGCAGCAACTCGTTTGTTTATAACTGCAATTGCCTCACATTTTTCCATGAACTTTTCTTTTGCTCTGTTTTCCCATTTCTTTCTCATTTCATCTTTTTTAGATAGAATGATCTCTTCAATCCACCCAGCAAAAATAATAGGGTCTTTATATTTGGGATACAATTGTATCATCTCATCAACCTTATCATGATTGGCTCTATTCCTTGGATTCTTACCGATAACACCATATCCAGAATCAGGGTTGTCATCACCACCATACGGCAGGTTATGTTTCTTTGCATAAAGAGGCATAGAATTTTCACCTTCGGAATCTGAATGAAAGGTTTGTGCTGGAGTCTTACATGGACGCCTAACCTTATAATCCTTATAACACTTCTCTTTTGCTGGGTCTTTTCTGTCTCTTAGTCGTTGATAAATCCATTTTTCTACTGTGGGGTTTTCGCCATCCTTTTCGTCTTCTGGTAATGCACTAGATTCAACTAGTTTAATTGCAAGGTTATAAATACTTTCTGGTGTGTTTTTCTTACCACCACCGCCGATATGTAGATTAGTATCACAACCTGCCTCATATAGAGCAAGTTCTTGTCCATTTACAACATCGACTATGGTATTTTCCCAACCAAGTTTGGTCATTTCTTGATATCTAGTAAATCCTAAAATCAACTCGTAATCATAGTGTGGATCATTTTCAAGTTTTCTTACTATGATAGGGGGAAGTTCAGACAACCAACCATGCACATCTAGAGACAATCCAACACTAACAGCATTATCTTGATCTACTTTCTGCATACGAACCTGTCTCTCTGCAACAACCTTAATTCGGGCAGTTTTTGCAATTTCACGATCTTCATATTTTAGTCTACCGCTATCGACCAGCTCAGTTAACTGTTGTTTTTTAACAGCGACTTCCCATGGGCAAAGTTCTTCACACTCATCAAAATTAAATCTATCTTGTGCTATTGACAAAGAACTTTGTAGAATACCATCTAATACCGCAATATCTTCTTCTTGTAGTCGAGATACTTTCTCAATAACTGTCTCTTGTATCATCATGCTCATCTGAAAAATCCCTCTAGAGTGTTAGTAGTGTCTTTTAATTTCCAAAATCCGTCACCGTTTTCTACAGTTCCTTCTTCTTTTAGAAATTCTAATGTCCATCTTTGCTGGTATAAATTGGGTCCAGTTTTAGATATATAACCGAGTTTACCTTCTCGTTTAAGTAATTTATACGTTTCTTCTCGTATATCATACAACTCACCAGAACCACCCAATATCTGTAGTGCTTCAATAGTATATGGTATCAAATTGTCTCTAAGACTCATCTTTTCCTCTTATCTTTTTCATTCTAATAATATAACAAAAATACTTAACTAAGTCAAGTACCTTATCCAAAAAAGTCCTCCAAAGAACCTTGTGAACCATAACTATCATCAATGTGCCAGAGTATCTTTTCTGTGATGAACTTCAACGGTTCAATAAAACTTTTCTCGAACTGTATATCATAATCTATTTTGCTCACGATGTCAAGTTCTTTTGGAACTTCTGTCATAAAAGAAAAGGCCGATGACTGATAGATGTTTGGTTGTTTCATATGAAGAAAACGAATTTTGTCACCTTCTTGTATAAGAGGATACTTGCTCTGTAGTTTTTGTTTTTGCACCAGATGATTATACAGTATGGCACCTTTCACATGAATAGGAGCACCCTTACCAAACAACGATGATTCACCCCTAAACTTTCTCACACCATTACAACTTCTTGGATACGCAATCTCTTTCGGGTCAAGACTCATGAACTCTTCACGAAAATCCTGTATGAAAGTATTTAGCATCTTCTCATCACCACTCATAATAATCTTGAGTGCCGACTTAATCTTCTCACGACACGGAGCAGGAGTTGATGACTTGACTGCCTCGATACCCATAATCTTCAGCTGAGGTTCTTTATACTTGACACCTTCCATATCATGAACATTCAAAATGTATCTTTTCTTTGCAGTCCAGATACCCTTGTCTGCGATTGCCTCTCTGCCCATTTCCATCTTCTGGGCATATGCATTCATGGTTTGAGCAAGAGCCTTATAAGAGTTATCAATAAATGGTTCCAGCTTCTCTTTTGCAAGTCTATCCAAGAAGGCGACAACTTTACTAGTCTCTGTTCCCTCGTCAAACAACTGGTCAACGAGTTTGTCAAAAGTGATGTATACCGAATCTGTATCAGATGCCACAACATAATCAATTCCTTTTGTCTTAAGAATCTTGTTAAGATAAATGTTGATACTCTTTTCAATCCATCGAATAGATAACTGACCAGAAGTTGTGATTGCCGTAGCAACCATAAGATCATAATACCGAAACCAATTATTACCA